AAAAACCTCTTTATGGATTGTATGAGTTGTATCAGCAACATACAGACCATCCAATGTTAGATAAGAATGGCATAAGAAATGGTTTTTCACGGTCTTATAATTTTGATACTGTAATAGTATGCGAATCTATGTTAGATGCTTTATCATTTTGGACAGTGGGAAATTATGCAGTAGCCTTAAATGGACTTGGTAATGAATTACAGTTTAAACAGCTAAGAGAATTACCGTGTAGAAAGATAATACTTGCAACTGACATGGATGAAAGAGGATTAGCGGCGAGAAAAAGAATAAAAGAGAATTTACATAATACAAAGATCGTAACAGAGTATATGTTTCCAAAAGGAAGAAAAGATGCCAACGAATGTACAAAAGAAGAACTTATGAATTTGGAGGATATATTGTAATGTTAAGAAAATTTTTATGTTTAATTGGTATTCATAAGTATGAGTCTGAGTTATATCATTTAAGAGATGAAGAAAATAAATCAATTTGTAGAATAGACTGTAAATGTATTTATTGCGGAAAAGTAAATTCTTCTATAATGATGTTTCCTAAATTATAGAAATGAAAAATAGTAGTTGACACAAATGATAATATGTAGTACAATAAAATAGTAGTTAGACGTACACATATACTATAGAAAGGAAAACTTATGAGAGCAGAGGTAAAGACAATAACTCCAGAACTTGCAAAAGAGTATTTGAAACACAATGACAGCAACAGGTCATTACGAAGAACCAGAGTGTTGCAGTATGCACACGACATGAAAGAAGGTAAATGGAATCTTACTGGACAGGGAATCACGTTTGGTAAAGATGGGAATCTTCTCGATGGTCAGCATAGATTGCACGCTGTAGTGTTCGCTGATGTACCTGTTGATTTTTTAGTTGTAACGGATGCAGATGTAGTAGCTACATATGATTGTGGTCTATCAAGAAGTATTGTTGATAGATTTAAGTTAGCTGGCAAAGGTAACGGTCCAATTTATACATCATCAGGACAAGCTATTATAAGATTGTGCTATCTTATTGAGAAATACAATAGTGTTCTATCAAGTGTTTCACCTACAACTTCTGATATTGAAATGTATATAGATAGAAATGCAGAAGATTTGAATTGGGCATGTAATCTTATGGAAGCTAAACATAATAATCTTAAAGGATTACGAAGAAGTGTTATTAGTGCCACTCTGTATAGTATTTACAAATTAAATGTGGGTCTTACTAAATATGATGTAGAGCATATTTGTGAAGTGTTAAAAACAGGTGTTCAGTTGTATGATTATGATGTTCCGATTATTGCTGTAAGAAATAAGTTGATTATAACAACTAGTAGTGCCGGTAATGGAGTAAATAAAGAGTTGTTTCTTAGATTGCAGTATATGTGCAAACAGTATCTTAATCGTAGTACAACATTGCGTACAGTTTGTCCAAAAGATAATATTTATGATTTTACAAAATTAAATACTGTTATCAGTATTTAAGATAAATAATTTAAGAAAAAGGAGATAGAAACTATGGCAAGATTCAGAGCAGATGAAGCAGATCATTACGGTGGACAGGGCGGAGCAGGATATTTTTCATTAAAGAATGATAAAGATACTGCAAGAGTAAGGTTCATGTATGACAGCGTAGACGATGTGGAAGGATATGCTGTTCATCAGGTAGAGGTTGACGGTAAGAAAAGATATGTCAACTGTCTGAGAGAGTATAATGAGCCTATTAGTAAGTGCCCGTTCTGTGAAGCAAAGAGATTCCAGACAGCTAAACTTTTTATTCCTCTTTATAATGAAGATGAAGAGAAGGTACAGGTTTGGGAGAGAGGAAAGAAATTTTTTGCAAAGATTTCTTCACTGTGTTCCCGTTATCCTAACATTGTCTCTCAAGTATTTGAGATTGAGAGAAACGGTAAGAAGGGAGAAACTTCTACAACTTACGAGATTTATCCAGTAGGTCAGCCAGATGATACTACACTTAATGATTTGCCGGAGGTATCAGATCCTATTGGTAGTATTATACTTGACAAGTCAGCAGATGATATGGCATTTTATCTGGAGAATGATTATTTTCCGCCGGAAGGTGATGAAGCAGAAGATATGCCAGTTCGTAGAAGATCTTCCAGACGGGATGACGATGATGAGCCACCGTTTGATGAGGATAGAAGAGCAAGTAGACGCACACCTGCAAGTAGAAGGGAGAGATTCTAATGGAAGAAAAGAAAGAGTATAGTGTTATTGGAACAGTGACAATCGGAACTGATGAGTATCGTGATTTGCTTACAGAAAAGTTCGAGGCACAGAAAGAGAAAGACCAGGAACACGATAGATGGTATAGTTGTTACTGTGAAAAGCGTGACCTTCAGACTGAATATGATAAGTTGAAAAATGAGTGCATTAAGTTGAAAGAGGAACTTGATAAGTGCAAGGCTTATATCAAGAAAACCTCTGTAAATGAAGATGTTGTTGGTATTTTCATGAGTTTGTTCGGAGAGGATGAATAATGGCATTATTCAATGTTCCTAAAAGAGCAGGGAAAGAACAAGATAAAGCTATTGCCAGTAAGTCAAAAACTAAGACAAGAAGCGTCACCACTGTAAAAGGTGGTGGCGTGCTTGGTCAGATAAATCAGATTAAAGCAATGGTTGAAAAACATCTTGGAAAGTTTAAAGATGATTATATAATAATCACAACAGAAGGACAGTTATTTGATTATTTTTCAAAGTGTATAGATAATGGTGTAATTAGTATAGATACAGAAACTACAGGACTTGACCCGATTCTTGATAGTATAGTTGGATTATGTATTTATACACCTAATGAACCGGCTGCATATGTGCCTGTTAATCACATATCATATGTGACCGGAGTAAGAGTAGATAATCAATTAACTGAATTACAGGTTGCAAATCAGCTTGTAACGTTGCTCGAATATCATCCAGATATAATAATGTTTAATGCCAAATTTGATATTCGTGTGATAAGAAATCAGCTTGGTGTAAAAGATATTTATTGTACATGGGATTGTTATTTAGCCGGCAGACTTCTTAATGAAAATGAAGAATCAAAAGGACTTAAAGCATTACATCAGAAGTATGTACTTAAGGGTAAAGAAGATGAATTTAAGTTCGATGCTTTATTCAAAGGAATAACAGCAGATAAAATACCGATTAATACATTCTATCTTTATGCGGCGCATGATGCGATTATTACTTATGAACTGTATCAGTATCAAAAGCAGTATTTGTATTATGATGGAACAGTATCACATGAAGATAGAAATGGCATGAACGGAGTATCGTGGGTATTCTTTAACATCGAAATGCCATGTATCAAAGTAGTTTGTGATATGGAAGATAACGGTGTAAAGTTTGATTTTGATTATCAGCAGAAGTTATCGGAGAAGTATAATAAATTACTTAGGGAGAAAACAGAAGAATTTTATAAACATCTTTCTGTATACGATAAAGAAATAGAGGAATATAGAAAGAAAAATGTAAATAATAAGTTAGATGATCCTATAAATATAGGAAGTCCAACACAGATAGCAATTCTATTATATGATATTCTTAAAATTGAACCACCTGATCCTAAGAGTCCTAGAGGTACAGGAGAAGCAATTCTACAGAAAATAGATAATCCTATAGCAAAAGCAATTTTAGATTATAGGGAAATGTCAAAATTGGTATCTACTTATATTGATAAACTTCCAAATTGTGTAAATCCGAAAGATGGAAGAATACATTGTAGTTTTAATCAGTATGGTGCAGATACAGGAAGATTTAGTAGTTCAGACCCTAATCTTCAGAACATTCCCAGTCATAATAAAGATATTAGAAAAATGTTTGTAGCATCAGATGGGTATGTTTTAATGTCCAGTGACTATAGTCAGCAGGAACCGAAGGTCATGACACAGATGTGCGGTGACCCAAAGATGATTAAAGCATATCAAGAAGGGAAAGATTTATATGCAGAAATCGCGGCATTGTCCTTTAATACGAGTTATGATAACTGTCTTGAGTTCAGACCTGACGGAACAACGAATCCTGAAGGCAAAAATCGTAGAAGCCAAGCCAAGAGTATTCTGCTCGGAGTGCTGTATGGTAGGGGTGTGCCCAGTATTGCTGAACAGCTTGGAACAACTACAAAAAAAGCACAAGCAATAAAAGATTCTGTATTTAAAGGATTTCCTGCAATACCAAAGTTTGAGCAAGATAGTTTGGATATGGCCTATGAAAAAGGATATGTTACTACCTTGTGGGGTAGAAAGAGAAGATTGCCCGATTTGCAGTTACCTGAATATGAGTTCAAGTGGAAAGACGGAGCAAGACCGGATGATGATTTGCTCGACTTTGGGGAATCTGTGTCGGAAGAAGTGGATGGACCCGATGGTGTGCCTGAAGAAATACAAAATAAGTAT